GAGCATTGATGCGGGTCGCCAGCTCTGCGGCCGTGCTGCCGATGGTCGCCGATCCGCCCCCACTGCCGCCGGTGATCGTGATCCCGTCTACCACGACGATCGCCGCCGTGGCTGCCCCCGTCACGGTAAAGTAGTTGGTAGCCTGCTGGGTACTACTGCCGCCAACGAACGTGGCGGAATAGGCGGTGACATTCTGCACCCCTGACAGGGTGATCGAGTTACCCGCCGACGAGTACGCGAGGCCTGTGACTCGCCGCGTCTCGCTCGTCTCCATCCCCGAGCCGATGTGGCAATAGATGGTGTTATAGGCCAGTCGCTGCCACGCCGTCACATCCTCGACGGCCACCGTCGTTGCGCCTGCTGATGTCGCATTGCGGAGCAGCGAGGTCAAAGCAGGACGCTCAGTCTTGATCTGAAGCTTGCCATCGGCCCCGGTGACGAGGTATCCGCGAAACGACGGGAGCAGATGCTTGAAGAGGAAATCAGAAACCTTGACCGGCTCCTTCAAGTGCCAGTTGCTGGTGTATCGCTTCCGGTAGAACGTAGTGGCCGGTGGATCAACGGGCGGATTCTCGGGGTCATAGGCGTTGTAATCCGCGCCTAGGGTCTGCGGTCGCGTCGTCACCTCACCCAGCACCCACTTGTAGTATTGCCAGTCGAGAATGCCCGTTGAGCGAAACCGCTTCCAGTCGATCCCGGCTGTGCCGTTGTTCTGGTCATACCAGAATTCCTCACATCCGCTCTCGTCGATGAGTGGCTCGTTACAATACTGCGCAGTCTCGACCGCCACCTCGTCATCAATCCAGTCAGCCGGATAGTTCAAGGCGCGTTCATTGGTGAGCAGGAACCGCACGTGTTCAACGGGATTATCTGACCAGTCAGTCTCATCGAAACATCCGCCACTTAGGGTCGGCGTCGGTTGCCACAACACCACCGCCGCCAGCGTGGGAGCGGGATCACCGGTGTCAGGATTGTTGCCCTCGATCGTCGCCTCGACATAGGCCCGATGTGAGTAGTACTCATCACCGAGAAAGGCACTATCCGTCTGTTGATCGGGATCATATCCGTAATCTCCCCGATGCTCGTACTTGGTTTGGAACGTCGTGGCCCAGCCTGCCGTGGTGTTGCGCACGTCCGCAAAAACGGTGGTCGAGCTGGCTTCGCTCACTGGCCCTTCACCGGCGATAAAATGCCCATAGAGATACTCACCCGTATCCGCGTATAGAATTGGCGTGAGGTCGATCTGTGTGCGACCGAGGCCCATCGGCACAGACTGACCGATCGGGATGTTGTCGGAGCTTGACCACTGCTTTGTGGCGCGTCTGGAGCCAAACATCGCCATCATCCCCGAGGGACGCGAATTGACCTTGAACGAGCCGATGACCGCGCGATAACGAAAGCCCTGAAAGGCCTTGTGATTGCCGTACTCGAAGCACTGCGACCAGCTCTTGTTGCACGTGCTGGCCTGCTGATAGGTCGCCGTTTTCTCGGTCAACGTCTGACCGCCAAGGCATTCCGTCCCCTTGAATTTGAGCGGACATTTCAGGTCAAACTTGGAAAACGGGATCTCATTCTCGATCGTCCCCACGTCCTGCTTGGCCGTCAGGGTAATTTGCGCGTTCTCGATATCCCCCGGCTTCTCGCACCTGCCGACGAACAGCACCACCGAATCATCTGACAACGACCGGCTCACCATTCGAATAACGACGCGATAACCCTCGAGCGTGATCGAGGACAGCCAGTCTGAAACCGTGCGGTCGACATTGCTCAGGGTGATATTGACCGAGTTAAACTTCTCGGTCATATACCGCGATACATCGCCTCGGCTGATGGCCTGCTGCTCATACTCCCAGCCGTACCAGACAAGCGAGGTTGCCGCAAAGCGTCGCTCGGCATTGCCAGGGATCAGATCGGTGGTGTCAGGCGGATAAAACTCAAACAGGTCAACAGGCGTCAGATCGCGCTGTGACGAGGTAAGGATCTGATATAGCGGAGTCGATACATTCTGCATAATTTACGCCGGATACTTCACGATAGTTGCGCTTCGATTCTGCGACCAATAGCGGGTATGCGGTGACAGGGTATAAGATCCATACCGACAACCCGTGATCACCTCATCGGTATGCGGGTTCGTGATGGAGAACGTCAGGCCACCCGAGGTTGAATCATAATGCGCATCGAGGAGCGCAGCCTCGGCGACGCTCAGACCGTCCCACTCAATCTCAAACATTCTGACCTGCGCCGTCTGCCTGGTGTCACTCTCTGACGACCCGTCCGCATAGTTGGCCGTATACTCGTTCCACTGGCTGATCACCTCCTGAAACCGCGTGGCGATCGGTGCGCCTGCCGTCGGTGGCTGAGGTAGTGCCGTCGGCGTCGGAATCGTCCACGAGGCTGAACAACCAGAGCCAAACGACGGCCCCTCGGCAATTGACCCGGAGCCAACGCCCACGGCTGGCCCTGTCACGATCTCAGCGTTGATCACCTGCATATTGTGACAGCCAAACCCGATGATTGGGTTGAGGTCGTCAGGCGCGGGTGTCAAACTGCGATAGACCAGCGTACAGTCGATGAAATATCGAATGACGCCACCAAGATTCTGAATGCGGATGACCTGCCCGTCGTTTGTCCAGATCCCGTCAATCCATGCCTTGGCCGTGGAAGATCCTTCGTACACATAGACGGTGTTGGCCGGGTGGGGCGGGACGACGTTGGTAAGCGTCTCAGTCGAGACGTGCAAGCAATAGGCCCATTGGGTAAAATTCAGCGTATCCGTGAGAGTCAGGCCAATAAAGGCGCGTCCATTTGGATTGCGTCCGGCAAGCTGGCAACGAAACTCCCAGTTATCCGTATTCGTGACCAGAATATTGAAACCAGCCGCCCCGGCATCCGGCGCGCCACCGGAATTGGCAAAACACGAATCAACGCCATTGTTGTCGGCCGTCACCGTGCTGCCGCTGATTGTCACATTTCCGAGACTATACCAGCCAGGCTGTTCAATTGCCATTATGCCAACCTCTCCAGAACTACCGAGGCCCCGTTTACCCAGGCTCTTGACCGGCTGTCAAACGACATCGACACCAGCCGGACACCCGTATAGGTGACGTTATCACGGCGGTGATAGAAATTGAATGTGACCGACCGGCCCCGCACGGCATTGTAGAAGTTGAGCAGGGTCTGGGCCTCTGCCGCCGTCAGCCCTTCATACTGGAGCGACCATCGCCGAATGCCGCACGGCTGGACGTTCACGTCAACCGATCCGTCTTCAAACTCATAGAGCGTCGACTGGTATTGAATCGGCTCATCGATCAGCCGGGAAATATAGACGCTTGCGGGATAGATGAGAGCCAGCGTCGGCTTGCCCACGCCACTGGTCGGCGCAATGCCAGGGAGGTAGATCTCGCGCAGACTGCGAAGCAATGCCGGACTACCTACCGCGCTTGTCGAGGCAATGCCAGACTCCACGCGGAGGATGCGACCACGCTGAATTGCGGGATCTCCGAAAGCCGTGGTCGGCTCAATCCCCGGCGTCTGAATGATTGGGATTCGTGGCGATCCGACCGCGCTTGTCGACGCAATGCCGGTGGCCATAATGACCGGAATCTGTGGTGTACCCACTGCGCTGGTCGGGGCAATGGCCGTCGGATAGACCAGAGCTGCGCCGGAGCTGACAATCGGCGAGCCAAAGGCCAACGTGGAGGTGATGGCAATCGGCACGACCGGGGGAGGGTGCGCAATGATCGTCGGCGATCCAATGCCGATCGTTGAGGCAATGCCCGTTGGCAGGATGCCCAGCGAATACGTGATGACCAACTTGGGGTCAAACGATGTGCCGCTCTGGTCTGCCGAGTAGAGCAGCGCAATTGACGTGTTGCTGGGAACCGTAGGCCCGACTTCTCGACTGTGCCTAATGGCAAACTTGGCGTAACCAGTCGAACGATTCTTGATGTAGTCACGGCCCGAGGCATTGAGCGTGATATCCTGATAGCTGCCTGTCGTCCAACCTGACAACGCCTTTGACCCAAACACGGTCGAGAAAAACGCACTCCAGTCACCCGAGGTCAGATCCGTCGAGCCATCGGTAATCGAGGACTCGAACACCTGAAGACTGAACGTGCTGGGGTTCTGCGCCGACTCCAGTACCAGCGACAACACCGCCGCGCTGACAAAGAGATTGGTATCCGGCAGCGATGAAACATCAAACTTCAGGAATCCACGGCTGATGTAGTAAACGTATGGATCGCCGGGAGTGCCTGCGCCTGTCCGGGACGCCTCGATGGACAGCCGCGTGGCTGTGACATCGGTAAATAGATTCGATCCGGCCTGCGCCGTCGAGTATACCGAGTCACTCGACGACACGACGCCATCAAATGCCTGGACGGCTCCCGGCGAGGTATACCGGGTCAGCGTGTCGAAACCGAATGACAGTTCGGGCGCGTACTTGTCAGCGATCAGCTCATCAAACCAGTGCATGCCCCACCAGATTGGCTTGTAGGCCTCATAAATCCGGTGGCTATGCCGTGGGTAGGAGTAGACCTCTGCGACGCGCTGACCGCCATTCTGGCGATAATGCGCGGCATCTGGTGTGAGCTTTTCGAGGGGTAGGTCTTCACGCAATGACAGGGCAGCGCGAAACCGCCGCCCGAGGAGCGGAGCATTCGCCAAACGCACCAATGCGGACTGATGCCGGTGGAACCAGTCCGCGTCAAATGCTCGCCAATGCTGCGCGTATTCTGTCATTAGAGTGCAAAGATCTTGTTGGCTCCGTTATCCCAGCTGATGGTGATATCGCCGCCGTTTGGCGTGACCGGTAGGCCCGACGTGGCCGAATCGATCACGGCAATCAACGGCCATGTGCTATTTGCAGCGGTGGCAATTTCCTTGAAGATCACCAGCTTGTGAACAGTTGCCGTCGACGTGACGCTGGTGAACGTCACATCAGCTGCATCTAACACGCCGCCCGTGACGGTCTTGGAGGCCAAAGTCGCCGGAGTGCCGATCACACCTGTCACGCTTGAATAATACTGGTCACCGCTCGTCCCCGCATTGGTATTGGGGGTGTATGCGTTTGACACCAAGGCGACCTTGATCGTATCCGTGTCCAGATCTACGCTTGGATTCTGGCTTAACAACGACTGCTTGAAATTGCCATACAGATAATTTGCCATGTCTAAAACTCTCCCAGAAGATCACGGCGAAGCGTGCTTCTCATCTCGCCGTTGGATTTGTAATCTTGTATTACCTTTGACACCATCACTCCCGGCTCAGTCTCAGCCCGGATAATAATCACTTGCGGCTCGGAACTTCTACGGCCACCCTGCTCGCGAATCATCGTCCCGCCACCGCCACGATCCTGAGCCAGGAATTGACCGCCACCACCGCCACCTCCCGGCCCTATCGCAGCCAAACCGACGGCAGCAGCAGCCGCGACGCCAGCGACGACGCCATACATCTTGGCCGCTGCAAAGTGACCTGCCGCACTAGCAGCCGCTCGGCCTGTCGGGTCAAATGGAGCTTGCGCAAGCATTGCAAAGCCTTCAGCCACTTCGAAAATAGCTTTTACTGCTGACTGAGCAACCAACGATGAAACTATTTGAGCGGCCATTGCTTTGAATGCTGCTCCACCTAACCGGCCCGTCATGATAAAACCCTGAATCACATTTTGCAGACCGTTGGCAATGCCGCCAAACACGTCTTGCATCATCGTCCCAAAGTTGCCCATTTGCTGGCTGACGGTCGATAACGCTTCGCTTGCGCTGGCTCCAAGCTGTCCGAAGATTCCCGCGCCTCGATCTGCTGCCGCCTGACCGGCAGGCCCAAATATGTTGAGGGGTGACGAGGGGTCTGCCTCTTGCTCTGCTCGTCGTCGGGCTGAAGATGCTCTGATCTGCTCGTCAATTCGCGCCAGCGCGTCCTCGTATGCCTGCGCCCAGTTGTCGAGATACTCCTCCTCGGCGTTTAGCTCATTGGCCAGCCGATCCGCCGTCTGCGCATTGGCAGCCTCGACGAAGCGCATCATCGCCTGAATACGTGCCGTCTCGATCTCTTCGATAGCCTGCATCGTCAAGGCCTTCTCAGCTTCGAGATTGGCTACCACCTGCTGAAGTACACCGGCTCGACTGGTGCGCGCCCCGGCTGCTGCATCGGCTCTCGCCTTGGCGATGGCTTCATCCTGCCGGATGAGTGCATCGCGGAGCTTTGCCTCCTCGCCCTGAATCGCGTCTATGCGGAGCTTTTCGCGCTGGGCTTGCGTGGCTCGCTCCTCGGTGATAATTGCCTGCCGAAAGCTTTCATATGTACGCTTGACGGCATCGCCGGAAGGCAGGTTGATCAGTTGAGCAGCTGTGCCACCTGTCCGGCCTGCTGCTGGCTTTCGTCGAGCTGCTTCCAGTGCGGATTGTAGTGCGCTGGGTGCGTTGGCCCCGGTATCGATGCCTTCAAGACGTGCGCGCAAACCGGGGTCAATCGTGCCTTGTTCTCTCGCTTGATTCTGCATCTGCTCCAGCTTGGCGCGCATTTTTTCAGCTGCTTCTGGGTCAAACGCCTCAACAAAAGCATCACCAAGATCGTTGAGCATATTGATCAGGCCGACGCCAACATCATTGGCGAGGCCTGACATTTTCAGCGACAGGATATCCAGTCGATCAGCAAACTCGTTACTTTTGGCAATATCTTCTTCACTGAGTACGATTCCAAGCTCACGCGCACGAGAAATCAGGCCATCGAATGAACCGCCAACTTGATCCATCACCGGCAGCAGTTTCGAGCCTGATTTTCCGAACAGATCCAACGAAACGGCTGTTTTTAATGACCCGTCTTCAAGGTTGTTGAGTCGTTCAAGTGTCTGCCTGAATGCCTGATCAACCGATCCGTTAAGATCAACGCCTAAGGCTTTAAACGTGGCCATCAATTCTTGATTGCCCGTCTTAGCATCTTCAATTCGCTTCTGAAAAATAATTGCTGTCTGGCTGACATCCTCAAATGACTGACCAGATAGTTTTGCGGCCAACTGCAAGGATTGAATCGTCTCAGTCGTCAGGTTGGTGACTTGTGCAAGATCATCAATCTTGCCAGTGTAGTCCATTGCTTTGACCGCCGTCGCAGCCAATGCAGCACCCGCCGCAACAGTCACCCCGGTCAACCCAACGATTGCCGCACTCGTGCCTGACAGGGCAGGGATCATGTCACCGGCAGCGTCGCCGATCAGGCCGAATTGACCGAGGAAGCCCCGCAGCTGATTGGTTGAGGCATCGCCCAGAGATTGCGCCAGACGGCCTGTCTCGCGGGTCGTCGTGGCCAGCTGGGTATTCATCCGGCTGAACTGCTCGCGCACCTCCGAGGCCATTCCTTGCACGACGCCCTGGAATAGCTCCAGCTGCTGCCGCGCATCCATCGAATTGACATCGATGTTGAACAGCAATCCTACTTGGTCACGATCAAGGGCCATCCCATCTCACCTCAGCCTTTCTATCGTCTCCGCCGCCCCACATCGCCGCTGTTCGCTCGTCTTCCCACTGCTGCAATCTCATTGCCGCCGCGTTGTCAAAGTCGAGCGACACCGCATCATCAGCCAGTTGAAGCAATCGGCTCGGCCTCGTCCCGAATTTCGCCGCCGTCAGGGCTAGGGCCAGCAGTGCCTCCCCCCGGTCGCTTTTGGCGAAACCTCGCCAGCTTCTCGGGCTGCACCTCCCCGCCGCTGGTCGTCTTCACTGGCACTCCCGGCGAACCTGCCTGAATCCAGCCCGTCAGAAACCGAAAATCTTCAGGATCGAGATCGCTGAGGAGCAGCACTTCAGGATCATCGGATTGCAAAGCCAGCTTGGGTTCAACAGCTGCATAGATCACCGCCTCGGTCAGGAATGCCATTCCCTCAAGCGTCTCTTCCGTCGAGAACTGCACGCTTGCCCCGGCCCCGCCCTGCTGCGCCTCCAGCATTGCCCTAAGAAATGATTGTGGGATACGCCCTGCCGCCATCCAAAGATCGAGCGGTGGACGCCTCATTTTGAACACCGCGCCAGACGGTAGAGTGATCTCTCCGATCGCCTCCACCGCCTGACGCCGTTTGCGATACTCGCTTGCCTTCATTGTAGCCTCTTCAATGATTGCCTAGCTGTTTGCCGCGCCCTGGTGCCAGAAGTTGCCGATCTGGTCGCCGCTGGCCCTGCTCGTCACCGCCTGCCCGCTGAACTCAAACGGGGCGCGGCTCTGATCCTTGCGGGTCACGGTGAAATTGAATCCCGCACGATTGAACGTCTTGTAGAGCTGGACAACCCAGTATTGATTGCTGCCGCTGATGTCTGGCCCGATCAGAGCGATTGAGAAAGTTGAGATGGTAGACAAGCCACCCATCGTCAACTCTTCATATCCGGTGGACGTGTTGGTGTTCACATTCTTGGTGCCACCCACCGTCATTTTCTCCAGCAATGCCCAGTTGAACACCTGAAGGAATTCGCCCTTGAGCGTGGCTCGCTCGGAGATAATGCGCGAGAGGTGCGGAGCCGTCAGCTCGTCTGAGCTGAAGTCCTGAATCTCTGGCACATACTCAAACGTCACGCCACCGGCAGTCATTCCGAGGTGAACAGCATTCGGGTTGGCCGTCGCGTCGGGTGTGCCGTCCGCGTCGAGGGTCAAACGTGATGCAGCCGAGGGGACTGCGACATTGAGCCACAGATCCGACGGCCCGAGAATGATCTGGTTTGCGTTGTAATTTTTCGCAGTCCCGGCCATGTTACTTCTCCTTGTTGGTAGTTGACTTGATCAAGCTCAGATAGGGCGTTGGATCAAGCGACGGTCGGTAATCTTTGCGCTCTGACTTGGGATGGAAGTACCCCAGCTCGGTAGCGATCTTGCAATACGTCTCTTCACCCAGTGCTTCCACAGTCCACGGAAGCGGGGGCAGGGTCATTGTCTTGGCTTTCTCAAAATAGGGATTCATGTCATCACCTCTCAAAAGTTTGGACGACCAGAATTATGCGGGAGTCCATTCGAAAAATTGTGTCACCCTGGCGGAGAACGCCGAACTGATGCTCGGTCACTTCCCAGATTGGCTCACTCACGACATTGGTCGTATTGCCGCCCAGGATGTCCGCCACGGTCATTGTCCGCAGCACACGATCAACGGCGAGGGTGTATTTCAGGATCTGCCGTTGCAGCGTCTCAGGGTCAGGCCCGTCAATCGCGATGTCGATGAAAAACTCGTTACGCGCCCGGATGTAGCTGTCATCGTCGCTCTGCTCCATCTGCTCCGAACTCATCGAGACGAACAAAGCTGGGAAATTCAGCGTGATTGGGGTCGGCGTGTCGTAGTGAACGAAATTCCGCAGCGTTGCGTCAATCTCAGCCAGCGCGGTCGCCGTCGACGCCTCCAGATATGCCTGAATGTTGTCGATCAGCCGGAGGGCGAATTCTGCTTGGTAGCGTGTCGTTGTGTAAGCCATTACTCAGCCCCCGGTGTGAATCGCGCTCGTGAGCGCGTCTGGAATCCTGCATCTCTCGCCCCGCGCTCGGCAAAACGGAATAGACGGCTCACCATCCTGTCAACGTCGCGCTGAGTTGGCTGCAATACCGGCCTTGCTGGCATCCGCTTTGTGCCGCGCTGGTGGTATCGCGCATAGGGGACGCGAGTCCCGAACGTGGCTGACAGCGGTTGAAAATCTTTCACCTGATCAGGCTCCGATCCGCCCAGGGACAGTGATCGCTTGAGCCGCTCGGTGCGCACCAAGATCGGCTTGCCGGGGTACTTCTTTTCCTTCCACTTGGCGTAACGCTCTGACAGGGGTTGCCATCGCTGGCCACCACGCGCCCCGAGGCTCTCAAACTGCTCGACCGCCCCGCGCAGAAAATACATATGAATTTCAGGCCAGACGGGACGGAAGTCGCGCAGATTTTCATCGAGCGTCCTAAACGCCCTTGTCGTCACCTGCACCCCGTCAACTGTTACGGCGAATCTCACGCAAACATCCCCCGGACTGTCTTGTATCCATCGGCGATCATCTGCGCTCGTGGTGGGAGCGGCGAGTTGATCACCGCCACGCCATCGATGGCCACCGCCCGTGCATAGCCCTGATCCTTGCTTCGCCAGATATTGGCGATCGTCTCCAGCACCGCCTCTTGTACCTCTTCTGGCGTGCTGTTCCAGCCCCACTTCGCCGTGACACCGACGCGGATTCCATTTGGCCAGCCGACATAGTCAACCTGGTTGCTGAACTCGGCAAAGAAAAAGTCACGCCGTTCCGCCAGTGCGCCAAGCGTCGAGTAGTCGTCACCGTAGCGACGCGATAGAAAGAATTCCCCCGGCATATTGAGCCGCGCACGCTCATATGGGTTAACCGCCACCCAGTTGAGAACGGCGAATCCTGACGGCATGGTGACGGTCGGGGCAGGGGTGGAGAGGTGCGGATCGATCTTCAGATAATCTGTCCCATCTCCCCAGAAATATCGGATCGACGCCGTCTGGCCTGCGTTGCCTTGGGTGAAATACCCTTCAGGCAGGGAGCAGGCCGCGTCAAAGATTCGCGCAGCCCGTGTCATTATGCGAATCAACAGATCTTCATCCGCGTCTTGGGATTGGTACACATAAGCGCGAACCTGATCCATCGTCACATAATCACTTGCGGCCACGTGCTACCTCCTGCCGGGGTTGTGGTGGACGGCTCTCGCGCTTGTTCCACCGGTCTGAAAATGCCTGTTTCTCCTCGACTGGCTTGGCAATGCCGCGCTCAATCAGCAGAGCGGCCACCCCTGGAGGAGGATCGATCACCTCCCCCGGTGCCGCGTATCCCCACGCCTTGATCAGCTCAATCTTCACGGCGACACTCCTTTGGCTTCCCGTTCTCTGTCCAGTCGGACAAGTACTGGTGCTTGATCTTCCAGTCGTTGGTCGTCCAGCTCGAGATGATCTGGAGATGGCCGATCTTGATATGATTGGCCTGATAGACGCGCTTGCCAGCTGCCCTGAACTTGCGCCAGAAGTAGATGTCCGCATCGCACCGCTCATCGCTCCATTCGCCATTCTCGTCAGGCTGCGACCAGAGCCACGGCTTTGCGATATCCCGCAGAGCCGCCAGCTTGATCAGCGTCATTCCGAAATGGCCCGTCTCGATTGGCGTCAGGTCTGGGTCAAACTCGGTCACGTCAGCTGACCGGCGGAGATTGCCGAACTCGTCTTTCATCGAGAACAAGAACTGCTCATTGTTGCGCCGTACCTGCACCGGCACAATTGCATCAGCCTCGGGATACATCGCCGCGAGGGTAAGGATCTCTTTCACGTCGCTGGCATCGAACAGCGTGTCATAGTCGAGGCACAAGGCCCACTCGGTGCCGTTCTCCATCATCGCCGTCAAGCCGCGCTGCATGCCCTGCTCCCAGAAGGCTCCGCCGAACTTGAACAGCGGGACATTGAAGTCAGGTGTGCGCAATGCCTGCCAGACTGCGCCCCAGTGATCATTCCACCCCAGTCGTGGAATCGAGGTAATGGCCGCGACCTTGGCCTTGACCTCGATGCGCCCCTCGGCCTGCTGCACGTTCGCCGCCTTGATGCCCTGAAGGTTGAGCGATACTGGCAGCGACGCGCAGTCTTGAATCTCTGACTGCCAGCGTGTCACATCCGTCAATCCCACGTATCGCATCAGATCCCGCAGCTTGCGCTCCGAATAGATCGACTTGTGGAAGTCGTTGCTGTCACTCTGGCCACCCATCAAATAGCTTTCCAGCGGCAGCTCGTCGTGGCGATGCTGGACGATATAGTCGAAGTCCGGCACGGCCACCCGCAGCAGTCCGCCAGGTTTCAGCACCCTGACCCACTCCTTCAAGACTTCCGGCACTTCACGATGCCCGAAATGCTCAAGGATGTGGCTTGCTCTGATCTCATCAACAGAACCGTCCGCGTAGGCAGGAAGGGGGTACGCTTCCTGCCCGTGCAGACGATCGATATTGATGAATCCCGGGATCTTTTGATTGCCTCCCCCAAGATTCAATCTCATAGACTAGACCTCCTTGACGACGTTGGAGCCGTAGCCAGAAGTCGAGGCCGGATCGTTGTCTGAGCGATCGAAATAGCCAATCGCGCTGACAGGGATGTTGCTATTCGTTGAGGCCGTGCCGGGAGTGACCGCGAGGCGGAGATAACGCTTACGCGCCCCGTTTGACCGATCGATAAAGAATCGCACCGATTCCGACGCGCCGACCGCAGCCGCACCCGTTGACAGGTTTGTGATCTCGGAGAAGTTGGTCACAACCGTGTCATCAGACTCGCTGATCTTGATCGAGGCCGGAGCCACGCCAGCACCCGCCAGCGCACCCAGACTCACGATGATTTCCACAGCTCCCTGATCCTTGCAATCGAGATTGGCCGTCGCGGTCGCTCCGCTGGTAATCGTCGCCGGAGCGATCATTACCGTTGACTTCATTTTCTGTTGATTTTTCATACTCGGATCACCTCCCTTAGGCCGCAGCCGTGATGAGTCCGACGATCGGGCCAGCAGCAGTCGTGTTGCCCACGTCGTGGATGTTGATGTCGAATCGCTCCGTGCCGCGAATGGCCAGCTGATCCTCGGCGAACTTGTATTCAGTCGAGAGGGCCAGCGAGAGGAGACGGCGATCGCCGAACGTCGAGCCCTGACGGAAGTTGCCGAGCAGCGCACAGATCTGCGAGTTAGCCTCGGTCGTCGGCATTACCTGCGAGAGAACGACAGGGTATCCGAGGAACCGGGAGACGCCACCATCGGCGATGTTGACGACGGTGTTACCACCAGCAGCCGTCTGGAGCTTGTGGGCGACGGTATCGAAGAAAGTCGCGCTCATGATCCACTGCGCACCATTACGGGCGAAGAGGGGGAGCCGACCCAGGACGCCGTGGAAGTCCGACAGAACAATCTCGGAGTAAGCATTGCCAGTGGCAACCTGAAGCCCCTTGATGTTCGCGATGGTGGAATCAACGTCGCGCAGCTTCTGCCGAACGCCAGTGATTCCGCCATAGGTGGAAGTCCCGTCGCCGTTAAAGTAGCACTCGTCTTCCTTCTGCGAGAACGCATAGGCGATCTCACCGGCGAGGTCATCGCCGATGCTGATCATTGCATCCTCATTCAGCTCACTCGACCAGAGGGTTAGAGCCGCCAGCTTCTTGGCGACCAAGTTGATCTGATCCCAGGTCTTGTCGCTGGCAGTGATGGCCGCAGCCTCACCGACGAAATAGGCCGTCAGGCCACCGACGCGGCGCGGGATCGTGAGCGTATCCGACGACATCGGGACGACACGAGCGACACGACGGGCAACGCCGTACTCCTCGCGAAGGTCGATGATGTCGGTCGAGAACTCCGGCGGAACCAGATAGCCGCCGAGGTAGTTGGTTCCCTCGCTCAGGGCCTTGGTCTGAATGCCGTTGTCCTTGCACCACTGGGCCGACTGCGGATCTCCGACGATGGTTCCCTTGAACCACTTCCCGAAGCGATAAGCGCGCTCGTCCGCGCTCTTGTTGTTGACCGTACCCTTGAAATTCTTAACCTTTGACACCCGCGCAAACTCAATCGCCGGGGTGGGGATGGCATTGTCACTCTTGACGTTGGTGGCGCCACCGCTGTGAGTGTAGGTGATGGCTGTTGAACGCATCGCCTCAACCTCCTCGAGCTGCTTGATCTCGGCATCAAGGGCCGCGATCTGCTCATTCCTGGACTTGATTTCCGCGAGCTGCTCGGCAGGGATCGCCGAAACATCCGCGTGCTTCTCGAAAACCGCTTTCTGCTCTGATTTGAGCTTGTCAGCGGCAAGAATTTTCTCTTGCAGTTTCGTCATAGTTTCCTTTCATTTAGGCAGCTCCAAGCCGCCGCGCTTCGAGTTTGAGAAATTCAGCGTAAAGGGATTTGCCGTACTCCATTTCCGGCTTCATCGGCTCATCCTCTTCAGATTCGCCGTTGTCCATTCCCAGCTCGCCAGCCATTTTCCGCAGACGCCCGCAAGCTTTCTCAAGCTCGTCGGCCATCTCGGCACAGGCCTTGCCGTGTTCTGGGTTCCCTTTGCGCCCTTGTG